CATACGGATTATTTCTCCACTTGCTCCCGACTCTAGTGCTATGCCGCAACTCTGTCGATTGGTTGTACCTGATGTGGTTTCTGCTACTGCTTTGCCATCGGCATCGCTTTCGATTCCACCACCACGAGTAATACTGCCACCGCATTCAACCATTACGATTGAACCCATTTGCAGGGTTGTCTGGTCACCATCTTCTGCGTGGTTTGCTGAATCGAACTGACGAGTGCTTCCTGCAACTACTCCGATAGATAATTCATTAGCATCTGATTCTAAACACTGATTATCTGCGGCTGTTGAAACTTTGACGAATCGGTAGGGTCGAATTGTCCCTCCCGCTTCTAGGTTTGGTTGTATTGATTGTGACATTGTTATTGGTCTCTCTGTTGTTTGGTTATCTGTAAATTAAAGTTTACGAAGTTCTTGTTGGAATACTTTTTGGAATTCTGTTGGTTCCAGATTTTCTTGTGCTATACGAGCAACCGCATTATCTGATGCTGTTTTCTTGTGTTCAGCACTGTAATTAACTTTGGTTCTCTGGCGAGTATTGTCGGTATTGAGCCGCTTGCCCAAGGGTACACGCTTCATGGTTTCTTTCCAAAACTTGATTTTTGCCACTGGGTCTTTGCAAGACATCAATTCTTCCAACATGGTTTGCCGATGTTGTTTTACCCGATAACCCGATGCTTGCAACTGGTCAATTAAACGAGAAAACTTTTGCTTATTTACATTGTTTACAAGCATAGCGGCGCGTTTTTTGTATGAATTACGCTGCTTCTTCATCTTTGCATACTTCTTAATAATTGTCGTGCCGTATTTAGTTTTACGAAGTTTGGCAAATTCGCGTTTTATATCTTCGTCCTCATCTTCGTCCTCGGCATCGTCCTCGTCATGGTCGTAAGATGCCTTTTCGTCATCTTCGTCTGGACATTGATATGTTTCTTCGAGGTCTTCTTCAAGTTCATCGGAATCATATTCCATCTTTTCTTCGTCTGGTTGAAGTTCCTCAAGTTGTGCCTTGAGTTTTGTGACTTCTTCGTTGAGCATGTCGTTTTCTGCGCGATATTTTCGCAGGAGTTCTTTTTCTTCGTGTTCTAGAATGTCTGGCATGACGTATTCCTCTGTTTCGTCCGACCCGCTTGGTACATAAGTGTTGCTGCCGCCGGGAGAAACCATTTCAAAGGTCGCGGGTCGATGGTAAACCTTTTTTAGTCCTTGGCGTGTAAACTTGGTATCCCTCAGTGGTCTGGCTGGTGTTTCTCGTCCCAATAAGGCGACCTCTGATAGATGTCCGTCTTCCCAAATCTCTGCCGAACGCCGAGGGTAGCGATTCGATGCGAGGTATTTTCGGAAGTCAGATTTTGACATTTCTACGTCCCCAACAATGCCAGCACCTTCGTAACTCTCACCTTCTTTACAATTTATTTTTATGGGCTTAGAGTGAATGTTTACGATGTCGCCGATTGATTCTGTCGGGGCGTTTCCATTATCGTCTTGATGCAGCAGAACAAGTTTTGGGTTTGAACCTGCCGCCATGTGCTTGTTGGTTTTTTCAACTATTTCAAAGATTTTCTTTTCGTCTAAATCTTTGATTTCGCTGTCATCATCATCGAATCCGTCTATGTGGCCGACAAACAATTCGAGGTCGTGTATCGTTATCTTGTTGCCATTCTCGCTGATTCGGTGTGATGGAGTTAATCCCATACAGTAATTATGGGAAATGATTGCCAAACGTGTTGTGTTAAACCCCCGCTTGGTCAGTTGTGGTTAATACTGATTCTTTTTGCCCTGTTTTTTGTTCAGTTTTTTAATGGAATCCTCGCTAAATCGCCACTGATGCCCTACTTTTGTACCCTCTATGTCGCCTCGTCTTGCCATTCGGTATATTGTGTTTTCACTTACCAGCAGCATATCTGCTGTTTCTCGAAGCGTATAAAAACTTCTATACTTCATTGAAAAAACCGCCGCGCTTAAATCCCTCATCGGGATATATTCCTGCGGCTACTAAGCCCTCTTGCTCTGGAGAGTTGTGCCGCCTTACAGAAATCATATCTACATTTCCATAATCGTCAAGCCAGCCCTCATCATTTGCCTCATCCCACGAAATCTTAATTAGCGAACCTCGGCAGTTATATCCGTTTGGTGGGCGTAGTTTGAGTCGGTCTATTTCTCCGGGCGTAGTAATATATCCATCCATTTTGGCATGATGCGGTCTACTTCTATCGTCTTTTATTTCTGTAATCATGACAAGCGGGAATAAATCCCTTGCTTCTGGGTCACGCAAAATCGCCATGACACCTTCATTGGCTGCGGTGCTTATATTTGTTCGATAGATGGTTTCGAGTCGCGCATCGGTTAAATTCATCGCTTTTATTAGGTTTGCTTCTTTGATAAACTCTGGAAGTTGCAATTGGTCGTCCGGCATAACGCCTCGTATAGCATCGCCTAATAATTTTTGTATGTTTACTACTACCGAATGGTCTACATCTGAAACCCAAAAGGCATTTTTAAGTGCCGCCTGTACGCCTTTGGATGTAGATTCCATGAACGGAAGGATTCCCGCACGTTCCGCAACTATCAATTCTTCTGCTAGTTCATTCGCGTATGCTTCCATTCGGTCTACCGCACTTCGCAACATAGGAACCCTGCCTTCAAGGTCAGCCAATGCCGCCTCGTTTACGCCTGCTTGAAGTGTTGGCTCCATATCAAACATTTCAAACATCTCATCGAAGGCATCTTTGGCGAATGTGCGCTTGTGGGTGTCTTTCTTGGGCATCAAATCCAAATCTGTGGCATCTCGGACAATTACTTCAATAGCAGAATCTATATCAATGCCACGCTCAGGGTCAATAGAAACAGTTGCCTCTCCGTGTCGCGCCCCACCCTCAACATTAAAGCCACCACCAACAGGCATAGGATGGTCGGCTACACGAATATCACCGATGCCTTCTCCACCCGATGACACACTGATATATTTGCTCTCACCTTCCCATCCTGACACATCAACATCAAAACCAAGTTTCTCTAAACGGTTTCCGACATCTTTTGCAATAGAGTCTGTACCCTGTTCTTTAATCCAAGCACGATTGTCCCAATACAAATCATCGGCTTCCTGTTCTGCCTTGGCAATTTCTGCCTTCTCTCTGGCTACTTCTTCGGGATTCTCGCTTTCTTTCCTTCGTAAGTGGTCGAGCCAACGTGCCTCTTTCTTCTCTTTGCCAGAAAGGTTGTCCCAAGCATCGTCCCTGCTGTCGAACGCCCCCAACAGGGTGTCTTTCGATTTACTTCCGTCTGTATACTTGGGTTCGTAATCACCACCACCACCCTCACCCGCGCAAGTGTTACCCGGCTGAAAACCGCCCGCACCCTCCTTACCCGCGCCGCAACCTTCCTTGGCGTACAGCATCTTGGTCAATTCGCATTCGGGAATATCCTCTGCTGTCTTTGCAGCAGCAATTAACCACGCACTGAATATGGCATCCGCAAGTGATTTGCGAACGCGCTCCCACGCTTCTAAATTGTCGTTTCCTTCGATGGCCGATGCTACGGCTTCGCGGTAATCCTGTCGTATTTGGTCGATACTAGACACAATTTAACGATTCCAGAACACATGACCGTTTTCAACTGAAATTTCTCCACCCATGACTAAATCTCTAGCCCAAGTTTGATAATTGAAATACTTTTCTGCGTAAGATTCACCGTCACTTGGTTGATTTCCGCCAGAAGCGATATTCTCATCAAGCATTTCATTGTTCATTTCTTTGGCGGCATCTTCTGCTTCAAACCCATATTCATATTGTGTTGGTGGCATATCGGGGTCTTGTCGGTCATATACTTCGTAACCTTCACCACCTTCGACTTTTCGGAAACCATAACCTTCGCTATATTTGTCTAGTTCTGCGTTCCACTTGTCATAGTCGGTATTAAATTGAATTTGCTCTGGAGATATGGCATCGGAAACACTACCAATGGATTCTACCCAATCTTTAGCCCATTCAACAGGAATCTCTCTGCCCATGCTGTCTTTTTCGACTTCCCAATGTCCTTGATATGCGTCATTGAAATCATCTTCTGAAGCATCATCGCCATAATCTTCTTTGTATAAATCAAACGCCTCACTCCTTGAACCGCTTTCAGTAGCACCACTACCTTCGCCCGCACCTGCTTGTCGTTCCTTGGCTATTGACTCCACCATATCCCTATCATCTTGGTCAAAAATACCATACGATTCTGTTATATCATTTCTAATTTCTTCAAATTCTTCGTCACTTGC